TTAATTTGCATTATTATATATAAGGAAGATTAATCCCATTCTGACTGCCGACCCTTCCCGGACAGACTACTTAGAGACAGCTTGGGATACCCACTAAGAAATGGAAATATATAATGTCAAGCACATTTTCAGCACCAATCCGTGTAAACACACGTCAAATCACATCTAACGATGGAACCATCAGCCCAGATAACACTGGCGCAGCCGTATTATCCCAAGAAGTAACTGTAACAGCAACTGGTGGCACTAACACAGCAACTATCTACTTGCCAGCTGGTTCAATCATTCAGTTTGCAAAATTCTACGCAACTGATGTTGGCACAACTGCCCGCGCACTCACTTTAGACGGTGTTGCTATCGGTACTGTTGATGTTACCGGAGCTGATAACTGGGGCACTTTTACTGACCCTGCGCTTGTATCTAACACAGGCCCAGCAACTTCAGCTTTAGCTATTGGTGCAGGTGCAAGTGATTCTGCAGGCGTTTTCAGCATTGTTTACACAGCACGTAATGCTGATGGCTCAATCGCTCCTTACGGTTCTGGTCTCTCTAACAGCTAATACAGACGGCGGGCTTTGTCCCGCCTCTTTAACCTTTTAGGAGAAAAGAATGCGTTCCATAACAGTAACAGTAGTAGGTGCTGCTAGTTCAGCTCCAATCCCAATGAACTTGGACACTAGTCCATTTAACATTGGCTTTGGTGTTGTTCCAGTTTCTAGTGCTAACTACACAGTACAACATTCGTTTGATAACCCACTAGCCACGAATTATGATCCCGAGGCAGCAGTGTGGTTTAATCATCCAACGATTGCAAATCAAACAACAAACCAAGACGGCAACTATGCGTTTCCTGTGGCAGCTATTCGCCTCACAGTAAACTCAGGAGATGGTGCGTCTATGACTCTGATTCAGGCGGGTATTGCTTAATGGCTTATGTTGGGTATACAGGAGTTGCTAACTTAGCAATGACGTATCCCGCTTTAGCAAGCGGGACTACCGCTGTTGCTGCAGAAAACAAAAGCTCGGGGCAATCCGTTGGTGGATCAAACACAATTTGGATGCCAATCCGAGACCGCAGTATTCTTAAGTCTAAAAACGTTTTAATTATTTATGACTTAAACTCTGTGCATCCAGGCCAGTATGAATTTGATGTACACCCAGCAACCATTGCTGCAACTATTACAGCACAAGAAATATCACTTGGTTTTATTCCTGCAACAGTAGGATCGTACGCAGAATTAAACACGATGGATATTACCAACTATTGCCACATTTGGGACGTTGGATATGACACATTGATTACTGCTACTACAGCAGATCAATACGCCGCCTATCTAAACACTGGCGGTGCGGCATTCTTGTTAGGCGAGAATGGATACTTTGTACAACGCGACGCATCTATTGATAACTTCATTACTGAAATGGGCGGCGGTACTGTTACGGCCGATCCTCAAGTTACTGGATATGTAACCGCAACAATTGTACCAGAATTTAGATTAGCTAATCCTTCTACTAACGTAAGATTTAACAACGTTGGACGTTTCTCAAGTATAGGAACGGGTTCAATTATGGCCTATAGTGGAAACGGAACTCATGCAGTTTGTTGGGTAACAGGATCGTTAGCAAATTCTCAAACTGCAGCAATCTGTACTGTTTTAGATATTAACTTCTTAGTTTCACCAGATACTCAACAAGATTTTATTGATGACGTAAGTATCACACTTAACTTAAAATAATGTCTGTCTATCTAGATACTCGAGGAAATAGTGTACTTTCCGTTGCGGTCTGTGATAGATGCAATAGGAAGTTCCCTTATGTCGACCTTATGCCAGATCCAAACTTCCCTGGTATGCGCGTATGTAAGGATGATTTAGATAATTTTGACCCTTGGCGTTTACCTGCTCGTCAAACTGAAAACATTTCATTGCGTTTCCCACGTCCAGATGTAAATCTCGGATTGCCAAGAAATCAAATGGATACAGAAGGTGCACCAAACAACAATGTACAGTACAACAACTTGTTCATTGAAGGTGCACCATACGGACAAGCTGGAGCCCCGGGTAACTTAAATTTAGCAAGTGATTACCAAGTATTACCCCCACCGCTGTTCCCATCAATTTATGTTGTTAGTCCGAAGAACGGACCACAAGCCGGTGGTACATCAGTAACGATTGCTGGTGCTAACTTTACTAGCGTAACAACGGTAAAATTTGGTGGTACGATTGCTAGTTTCTCAATTGTAGATTCTAGCCATATTATTGCAACATCACCAGCATACGATATAACAGGTCTTGTAGACATCTCTGCTTCATCCACGTATGGAACAGCGACTCTGCATGGTGCCTTCACCTATACTTAGAATAAATGGCCAATTTACCGATTACCCAACTACCGGTTGCACTTACCTTAACTGGTAACGAGCAAACCGTAGTTGTACAGCATGGCATAACAAAACAGGCGTCTGTATCACAGATAGCCAATTTTGGAGCGTCTGGTAAATTAATTACCAACGTGGCGATGACGCCTGATTACTATATTATTTTCTATTATAGTGATGGCACAACATCTACCATTGGTCCAATCCCTGGCTTTGTAAACGCTTACCTTGATGAGTCTGGTAATTTAATTTTAGTTGAAACCAATGGCACATTACTGAACGTTGGTAATGTCAAAGGTACATCAGGCTATAGTGGTACTAGTGGTTTCTCTGGCTACAGCGGTATTAGTGGCTACAGCAGCTATTCTGGTATTAGTGGTTACAGTGGTTTTAGTGGCGATTCTGGTATCTCTGGCTTTTCTGGTATCTCTGGTTTTAGTGGTTACTCTGGTAATAGTGGCATCTCAAATAGTTACTACTATTACAAAACCAATACGCTATCAAACAGTGGTGATCCTGGTGCAGACTATCTGCTTTGGAATACCTCAACACAAACTGATGCAACACAAATTAATGTTAGCATTCTAGCAGCAAATGATGTTGACATTAGTGTATTTTTGTCTTTGCTTGCAGAAGGCCAGCAATTCATTATCCAGGATCAAATTAATAGTGCCAACTATCAAGGTTGGGCTATCACTGGAACACCAACTAACGTTGGCTCTTATTTTACAATTCCAGTAGCACTAATCAGAGCCGCTGGAACAGGTTTAACTAATTTTGATAACGACTTACCAGTAATTCTTGCAATTACTAGCGGTATTAGTGGATTCTCTGGAGTTAGCGGTGACAGCGGCTACAGTGGATACAGTGGATACAGTGGTTATAGTGGTATCTCAGGATATAGCGGATACAGTGGTATCAGCGGCTTTTCAGGCATAAGTGGATATTCTGGTAGATCGGGCTTTTCTGGTATCAGTGGATTTTCTGGCAGATCAGGATATTCTGGTATCTCTGGCTACAGCGGTTTCTCTGGCAGATCAGGATACAGTGGTTTCTCTGGTATCTCTGGCTTCTCAGGTATAAGTGGCTACAGTGGTATATCTGGCTTTAGTGGCTACAGCGGCATATCGGGATACTCTGGTATTTCTGGTTACAGCGGTATCAGTGGCTTCTCAGGCGCTAGTGGTATTTCTAGCAACTACTACTTTTACAAAGCTAATACTATTAGCTTTAGTGGTGACCCAACTACAGACCATTTACTTTGGAATAATGTAGCACAAACAACTGCAACACAAATCAACGTCAGCACAACAGCGGCGGATGGTGTTGACATTACTGTATTCTTGGATTTGCTTCAGCCAACTGAAGAGTTTATTATACAAAGCCGCACAAATAGTGCTGTTTACCAAATTTGGAGAATTTCAGCGCCAGTTATTCACGGCACTACATACTTCCAAATTCCAGTTGAGTTAGTTGAGGCTTCTGGATCAACTTCTATTACATTTATAAATGACGAAGATGTTATTCTTGCCATTGCAAACGGAGTTAGTGGCTATTCAGGATTCTCAGGATTTTCTGGCTACAGCGGTTTAGGTTTATCAGGTTACAGTGGCATTAGTGGCTACAGTGGAACTTCAGGTTTCTCTGGCTACAGCGGTATCAGTGGTTACAGCGGCATTAGCGGCTACAGCGGCGATTCTGGTATTTCTGGCTACAGCGGCATCTCAGGCTACTCTGGTTTCTCTGGTATCTCTGGCTATAGTGGCTCTGGCGTTTCAGGCTACTCCGGCTTCTCAGGTATTTCTGGCTACAGCGGCACATCTGGCTTCTCTGGTATCTCTGGCTACAGCGGTTTCTCTGGCTTTAGCGGTATCTCTGGCTATAGTGGCTTTTCTGGTATCAGTGGCTATAGTGGCTGGTCTGGTATCTCTGGTTATAGTGGCACATCTGGCTACAGCGGTTTCTCAGGTATCTCAGGATACTCCGGTATCTCTGGTTACAGCGGTTTTTCTGGTATCTCTGGCTACAGCGGTACATCAGGCTTTTCTGGTATCAGTGGCTTCTCGGGTATCAGCGGATACTCTGGCTTTTCTGGTATCTCTGGCTACAGCGGCATCTCTGGCTACAGCGGCGTTAGTGGTTACAGTGGATCTGGCGTTTCAGGCTACTCTGGCTTCTCAGGTATTTCTGGATACAGCGGTACATCTGGCTTTAGCGGTATTAGTGGCTATAGTGGCTTCTCTGGTATCTCTGGCTACAGCGGTGCATCTGGCTTTAGCGGTATTAGTGGATACTCTGGCTTTAGTGGTATCTCTGGCTACAGCGGTACATCTGGTTTCTCTGGTATCTCTGGCTACAGTGGCGCCTCTGGTATCTCTGGCTACAGCGGTACATCTGGCTTTAGTGGTATTAGTGGCTATAGTGGTTTCTCTGGTATCTCTGGCTACAGTGGTACATCAGGCTTTAGTGGTATCTCAGGATACTCTGGCTTCTCAGGCATCAGTGGTTACAGCGGTACATCAGGTTTTTCTGGTATCAGTGGCTATAGTGGCTTCTCTGGTATCTCTGGTTACAGCGGTTCAGGCGTATCTGGCTACAGTGGCTTCTCTGGTATCAGTGGCTTCTCTGGTATCAGTGGCTACTCAGGTTTCTCTGGCATTAGCGGATTTAGCGGTATCAGCGGATACAGCGGTATTAGCGGCTACAGTGGCTCTGGTATCAGCGGCTACAGCGGTTCTGGAGTATCTGGCTACAGTGGCTTTAGCGGTATCTCGGGCTACAGCGGCATCAGTGGCTACAGTGGTATCTCTGGCTACAGCGGCTCTTCTGGTGCTGGCGGTGTGCGTGGTTACTGGGGATCGTTCTGGGATACCACAACACAAAACACTGGCGGCACAACCGTTGCCAACGTAGTTACTTTAAACAATACAGATCCCAATTCAGTGGGTGTATCGATTGTTAGCAGCTCAAGAGTTACTTTTGCAAACGCCGGTGTTTATGACATCCAGTTCTCATTCCAGTACGTAAAAAACAATTCATCTAGCGACACGGTTACTATTTGGATTAGAAAAAATGGCGTTGACGTACCTGAGTCTGCTGGTCAAATTACCATGCAGGGTAACGGTCAAAGAGCATTACCAGCATGGAACTATGTATTACAGTTAGCAGCCACGGATTACATTCAGTTTTACTGGCAGTCTACCGACTCAGCAATGTCGCTGCAAACAATTGCAGCTGGAACAACACCAGTAACACCAGTAACGCCATCTGCTATTATTACTGCAAGCCAAGTATTCTTTACCCAGTCTGGCTATAGTGGTACAAGTGGATACAGTGGCTTTAGTGGTATCTCTGGCTACAGTGGTTCTGGAGTATCTGGCTACAGCGGTTCTGGTATCAGTGGCTACAGCGGCATTAGCGGCTACAGTGGTATCTCTGGCTACAGTGGTGTTAGCGGATACTCTGGTATTGGTGGTGCAAGATACTTACCAGTATTGCTTAACAGCGGTTCTACTAGCAACGCACCGCTAGTGAACGGATATTTACCCGTATTGCTTAACAGTGGTTCCACGACCAATGTGCCAATAACTTAAGGATTTATAATGACTTCTCGAATTCCATTGGTGATTGCGGGCACTCAAGTTGAAGAGTTGCAAACCAGTGATACCCTAAACTTAACTGCCTCAACAACAAACTTAGCTGCCTTGTTTAGCAACGCGGCTGAAGTTGCCACGATCAGCGCATCTGCGCCAGCGTCGACTACTAACTTTGATGTGCTGACCCAATCAGTGCAGTATTACACAAGCAACACAGCTAACAACTGGACATTAAACGTTCGAGGTAGTGCTTCTGTAAGTTTGAATACGATTATGTCAACTGGCCAATCCATTACTTTGGCTGTGCTAGTGACAAACAGCACCACCGCGTATTATAATAGCGCGGTGAACGTCGATGGAACTGCAAGTGGCGTTACTACTAAGTGGCAGGGCGGAACAGCTCCTACTAGCGGTGATGCGTCTGCAGTTAACATCTACACATATACTATTGTTAAAACAGCATCGGCGACATATTCCGTCTTCGCTTCTGTAGTCAAATTCGCTTAAAGGTTTACAAATGCCATTACCGTTTACCAGAGGAACAATCTCAGCCATAGCCTACGGCCTCTTCGGCGGGACTAGCGCCGTTACTGCAAGCTACTTAGTTGTAGCTGGCGGCGGTGGCGGCGGAACTGATGACGCTGGTGGTGGCGGCGCTGGCGGTTTTCTTGAATCAAGTTCTGCATCTTTAAACCCAACACTTTCTTACACAGTTACTGTGGGTGCTGGCGGTGCTGGTGGTGCATCCCCCTCTGGCGGTGCTGGAACTAACGGCAATAATTCAGTTTTTTTATTAAGCACGGCAAATGGTGGTGGCGGTGGTGGTGGTCCAGGTACTAGTTCGGGTGTTGGTGTAAATGGCGGTTCAGCTGGTGGTGGCGGTGGATATAATGCCGCTGCAGGTGGAACGGCAACCCAAGGAAATAGTGGTGGTGCAACAGGATACGGAAATAATGGCGGAACTGGGGCAAGCGGAGGTGCTGGAAGAAGATGGGCTGGCGGTGGCGGTGGTGCGAGTGCCGTAGGTTCAAATGGAGGAGCACAAGGTTCGCAAGGTGGAAATGGCGGTAATGGACGTGCATCATCTATTACAGGAACATCTGTAACTTACGCTGGCGGTGGTGGCGGTGGTTCAAGGGATAATTCCAGCACAGGCGGCACAGGCGGAGGCGGTGCTGGTGGCGGTCAAAGTGTTAATGGAACTGCTGGAACTGCTAATCTTGGTGCTGGTGGCGGTGGTGGTGGGGATAATGGAGTTGGTGCACAAGGCGGCTCAGGCATAGTGATTATTTCCTACACAGGCCCACAGAAATTTGGTGGCGGTGTCGTCACAACTTCCGGCACAAACGTCATTCACACATTCACCACATCGGGAACTCTTTCCCCTATCAGCACATTGTCAGCAAGCTATTTAATCGTAGCTGGCGGTGGTGGTGGCGGTACTGGACAATCAACTTCTACTGTTGGCGCTGGCGGTGGCGGTGGTGCGGGTGGTTTGTTGTCTGGTTCAGGCACGACCATTGATACTAATTCAACCTATGTTGTAACGGTTGGTGCTGGCGGTAATGGAGGTGTAGGAAATACATCAAGCTCTACAAGCGGTGCTAATTCATCGTTTTCTGCTTATGCCACAGCATCTGTTGGTGGTGGCAGAGGTGGTAACTATAATGGTAGTGCTGCTGCTGTTGGTGGCTCAGGCGGCGGCGGTGATTATAGTAATAATGCTGGTGCAGCAGGCACATCAGGTCAAGGTAATTCAGGTGGTAGTGCTTACACTGGTGGCTCACCATACGGTAATGGCGGCGGCGGTGGAGCAGGAGCAGTTGGAGGAACATCAGCATCAGGTACTGTTGGCGCTGGTGGTGTAGGCTTAACATCATCCATATCTGGAACATCTACCTACTACGCAGGTGGTGGTGGAGGTGGTTCAGGCGTTTCATCACCCATAGGCGGAGCAGGTGGTCTTGGTGGCGGTGGAGCAGGCGGTTATGCGTCAACAACCGCTGGTGTTGCTGGCACATCAAATACTGGCGGTGGCGGCGGCGGTGGCGGAGGAGGTACTGGAAGTGTATCGCCAAATGGCGGTAATGGCGGCTCAGGCATCGTTATCATCTCTTACTCTGGCTCAGTACAACAAATGGCTGGCGGTACAGTCACTATTTCAGGTGGCAATGTAATCCACACCTTTACAACAAGTGGATACTTAACACCATTGAAGTTGGTTGGTAACTCATTGCGTTTCCGTTCAAGTGCATCTGCTTATTTGAATCGTGTTGTTACAACCACTAGCAATCAAAAAACATTTACTTGGTCTGGCTGGGTAAAACGAGGAATTTTTAGTTCAACTAGTTTGTTAAATTTGTTTGGTAATGGTGCAGCAGGTGCTGACTACATGGGTTTTTACATAGATGGTTTTAGAATTTCTTTTAACGGTGGAACCTATGCGGTTCAAACAAATGCTGCATATCGTGACCCAGCAGCTTGGTATCATGTTGTTATAGTAGTAGACACAACTCAAGCTACTGCAGCAAATAGGGTTTTACTTTATATTAACGGTGTGGCAGTTACTTCGTTCAGCTCCGCAAGTTATCCTACCCAAAACTACAACACTAGCTATAATACTAGCGGCATTGGCATGTTAATTGGACAATTAGGTTCAGCTAACTATTTTGACGGCTACATGACCGAAGTCAACTTCATTGATGGTCAAGCCCTAACCCCAAATAGCTTTGGTACATTTAACTCCTACGGAGTATGGCAACCTATTACCTATGGTGGTAGCTACGGTACAAACGGCTTCTATTTGCCGATGACAGCCAATCAGTCTTATTTAGGTTCATTTAACGGCTCTAGCCAATATTTAACCACACCAACAAGCGCAAACTTTAATACAAGCACTAGCGATTGGACTGTAGAATTTTGGGTGTACAATACATCCAATACAAGGTCTATTGCATGTTTGTTAAGCCCTCTAAATACTAATTTATCTGTAAATATTGCTATTCAAATTGAACAAACAAGCCAGTCTTGGACAGCTTATTGTGGTGATGGCTCAACATATGCAACAGTCACACAAGGACCTGCAGCTCTTTCAGCAAACACTTGGAACCATATTGCTTTAGTAAGAAGCAGTGGTTCAATAAAATTGTATGTGAATGGTGTCGGGGGCACAGCACAAAGTTTATCTGGGTCACCATCCAATTCAAAGGCTTGGTGTATTGGTGGTGCTTTATTCCCAGGATTTAGTAACGCATTTAACGGAAGCATTTCTAATTTCCGTTTTGTAAATGGTACTGCGGTTTACACTAACAACTTTGTTCCTCCAACAACATCGTTAACAGCAGTAACAAATACACAACTGTTAACATTACAAAATGCTACTTTTGTTGATAATTCAACTAACGCATTTACCATCACTAATAATGGCACTGCAACAACCGCAGCAACTTATCCGTTTTCCATTATTGCTAACACGGTTAAAGACTTTAGCCCACAGGGTAACAATTGGACAACGAATAACATGGGATACCTATCAGGCTCAACACTTGACACAATGACTGATGTCCCAACATTGACAAGTGCAACAGCAGCAAACTATTGCACTTTAAATCCGATAGGCACAACATCAACTCTTGCTAATGGAAATCTTCAATATAGTGGTGGAACAACATTTGCATCGAGCACAATGTTCCCAACATCTGGACTGTTTTATGCAGAAGTTGTAGCATCAGGTTCATTTGCTGCGCAAGGTATAGCATGGGGATTTGCATCTGGAAAAGCACAATTTCCTAATACGGCAACTCCGGGTGCTTCTGCAATTAATGGAACATGGTTTGTCTACTCAGGTGGTGGTTTATTAAGCACTTGGATTGATACTGCCAGTGGTGGCAATTACTCAAATCCATTTACAGTGGGAACAACTTGGCAATTAGCCATTGATGCTACTAACGGATATGTTTGGTTAGGTCAAAACAATACTTGGTATAGTAGTGCTTTTGCTGGCACTGGAAATCCTGCAACTGGCGCAAACCCAACATTTACAATTTCGTCTATTTCAACAAGAAACGGAATTGGTGTTCTTTGCGGATTGAATACTACAGGCGGAACATTTACATGGAACTTCGGTCAACAGCCATTCACCTACACTGCCCCATCTGGTTTCTTACCTTTAAACACTTACAACATATAAGACTATGCCTACACCAACAATCCCAGCTGGCAATTTGTTTATGAACGCTACTACCTATACGGGTAATAGTTCAACTCAGTCTATTGCAAACGGTGCAACAGGGGCTGCATTTCAACCTGATTTTGTATGGATGAAAAATAGGTCAGCTGGTTTTTCACATTATTTAAACGACTCTGTTCGTGGGCCTTATCAAACTTTATTTTCTAATTCAACCAGTGCTGAATATAACGGAACATCAACATCAGATGGTGTTTCAACATTTAACTCAAACGGTTTTACTTTATTAAACGGAACTAATGCAGATAACTTTAATAAAACAGGTTATAACTATGTAGCTTGGCAATGGAAAGCAGGTGGTACAGCTGTTTCCAACACAGCAGGCACTATTACTAGCTCAGTAAGCGCAAACACAACAAGTGGATTTAGTATTGTTTCTTGCAATACAACTAGTGGTGCAAATACTATTGGTCATGGATTAGGTGTTGCTCCAAGTCTTATTATTGGCATCAATAGAGCAGCACCAAATGGATGGTGGGTTTATCATAAGTCAGTTGGCGCTGGTGCATATCTTGTACTTAATACAACTGCTGCCTCAACTACAAGTAATGCAGTATGGAATGGGGTTGCTCCAACATCATCTGTATTTAGTCAAGGCTCAGGCGGTTGGAATAACGCAGCAACAGCAATTTTTTACTGCTGGTCTGAAGTTGAAGGCTACTCTAAATTTGGTTCATACACTGGCAATGGAAGTGCTGATGGTCCATTTATTTATACAGGGTTTAGACCTAAGTTTTTTATGACAAAAATTACAAGTGCGGCTGGTTATGATTGGATAATAATGGATACATCTAGGGATACATACAATGTATCGGGGTTATGTCTTGAACCAAACCTTTCTAATGCTGAATCTACAAATGGCGGTGCATTTTCATCACAATCAGATATTTTATCTAATGGATTTAAAATTAGAAATTCAGGCACAGGCGCAAACGGAAATGGTGGCACATACATTTACATGGCATTTGCCGAAAACCCTTTTAAATACGCTAACGCCCGCTAAGGTGTTACAATACTAATTTTCAAACAGGAGTAAAACATGTCACACTACGCAAAAGTCGAAAACGGTCTAGTAACGCAGGTTATTGTCGCCGAAGCTGACTTCATCTCAACCGGTGCACTGGGCGACCCAGCAGCATGGGTACAGACCTCATACAACACCCGCGGCGGCGTTCATTATGACCAAAATGGTCAACCTGACGCACAAGGTCAACGTGGCAACTACGCTGGCATTGGGTACACCTACGACACCACAAACGACGTCTTCATAGCCCCACAGCCATCCGAAGCCCACATTCTGGACACAGACACATGGACTTGGTGGAACCCTACCGCTACTGACCCAGTTGAAACAAAGCCAGTTAAGCCAGCCATCCCCGAACCAGCCCCCGTTGTTGAAGCTCCAGTGGTAGAAACACCTGTAGAGCCAGTTGTTGAAGCCCCAGCGGTAGAAGCACCTGTTGTAGAAGCCGCGCCTGTAGAGACGCCAGCAGCCCCATAATTTTGTAGTACAATGGCTTTTTAGCCAGACTTTAAATAGGACACTATGAAATATAGTATCGTCATACCAACGTATAACCATTGTGAGAAGTACCTCAAGCCGTGCATTGATTCGATAATCAAGTACAGTAACATGGTAGATGTAGAACTCATTGTCAGCGCTAACGGATGCGTTGACAACACATCCGAGTACCTTTACTACCTGCAATCATCCGTTCCCAACCTTAAAGTGGTTTGGGACGAAAAGGCAGTAGGGTACGCTAGGGCAACCAATGGTGGCATCAAGGCAGCAACAACTGACAAGATCATTCTTCTTAATAATGATACGGTGTTGTTGGAACAGCCAAAGAATCAGTGGCTAGATATGTTGGAATCGCCGTTTTTAAGAGACGCCACAGTGGGAATTGCTGGGCCAATTATTCAGCATTCCCCAGAAGCAGGCCGTGACTTTTGTGTATTTTTCTGCGTGATGATCGACAGAAAGGTATTTGACAGAATCGGATTACTCAACGAAGAGTACGGTGTAGGAACTGGTGAAGACACTGAGTTTTGCATCGAGGCAGTAAACGCTGGGTTTAAGATGGCAGAGACCAACCCCAAGATACTCGAAGCTGAGTTCTACGTCGGTGGTTTCCCAATCTACCACGTTGGTGAAGGCACAGTGCACGACACCAATCTAGTTCAAGACTTTAACAGCATCTTTGCTAAGAACTCTCGTAAACTGGCTAGGAAATACAACCCAGAGCATTACAAGTGGTCCCTAATGAACAACTGGGAACGCTACATGGCAATCAAGGGTGAGCAGGTTCATCCCCGTGAAAAGGCTAGATACCTCTGGGCAGCTAGTAAGCTCGTTGGCAACTCTGTATTAGAAGTAGGATGCTCGAATGGTTATGGTTCACAGTTCTTTGGTGACACCGTCCAGTACACTGGATTAGACTACGACAAGAGCATTGTTGAAGTGGCAGGAGAAGAAGGCTGGGGTGATAATAAAAAATTCATCCACGCTGACATCAATACCTTCCCATTAGAACAGTACGACACCATCGTAGCGATGGAAGTCATTGAGCACCTAGACAACGGTTTAGAAGTAGCACAAAGATTAAAGCAGCACTGTAAGCGTTTGTTAGTTACTGTGCCGCACATGGAGACCCCTGGCTTTTGGGGAGAGCACCACAGGCTGCACATGCTCAATGAGTCGCACCTACCAGGTTTTACATACCAGTTTATGGGTGAGCAAGGTGATATCAGCGACACACCGTTTGAGGGCATGAATTTGATGCTGTGTGAATACAATGCCTAAGATCCTTTGCTCAGTAGCAACAAGGGGGCGTTACTTTACAACGCTGCCAGTGGTATTAAGCGCCATTATCAACCAAACGCGCAAAGTAGACAAACTGGTCATCTTTGATGACAACGATGAGCCGCAGGACCTGCGCAAAGAATCGTTGTACCAGAACTTCTTCTGGCAACTAGAAGCAAAAGGAATCGATTGGGAGTGGTTGTTTGCCGAGAAAAAAGGCCAGCACCATATTCACCAAAGAGCAAACCGAATGGATTGTGATTGGGTGTGGCGCGTTGATGATGACGCAGTGCCAGAGCCCAATGTATTAGAGAACTTGGCAAAGCATATTACAGATGGTGTAGGAGCAATTGGTGGTTCGGTGTTAAACCCACCACACAAACCAACCTACCTAAACGCATCAAACAAGATTGCCGATATTCAAACTGAGCCGAACGTTCAGTGGGGTCTCATTAGAGAGGTCAAAGAGGTTGAACATTTATACTGCTCTTTCATATATCGTGCTGGGATCCATGATTATAATCTGGGTCTTTCACGGGTAGCGCACAGAGAAGAAACGCTATTTACCTTTGGCTTGCATCAAAAGGGTTACAAGATTTTAGTGGTGCCCAACGCAGTAACGTGGCACATGAAGAACCCACAAGGTGGCATTCGTGAAGGTTCTAAAGAAGAGATGTTTCATCACGATGAACAGATTTTCAGAAACACGATAGCGTATAAAGACAGCACCGTGGTAGTTCTTAATTGCGGTCTTGGTGACCATATTGTTTTTAGTCGCGTCCTACCAGACATTCCTAATCCGATTGTTTTTAGTTGCTACCCAGAGGTAGTACCCGGTAGACCAATAGCAGAGGCACAACACTTATTTGGCAGTCTTGCCCCGTACGATGTGTACGCCAAGATGGATCAGTGGAAGTGGAAGGACAGTTTGGAGAATGCGTATAGGAAGATTTACCTATGATTATTATTTCTCCATACGCAAAAAAGCTAGTTACGAACAAGCGCAACCCAAAGAACTATCCGTATTGGAAAGAGCTCATTGAACAGATTGATGAGCCAATTATCCAAATAGGTGTTGAGGGTGAAGAGCAGCTGGTTCCAGACTTTAGGAAAAACCTTCCCATTAGTGAGCTACGAAAGCTCCTAAGCGAATGTAGGACTTGGATATCGTGTGATAGTTTCTTTCAGCACTTAGGCTGGGATGAAGGCAAGCAAGGTATTGTTTTATGGAGTGTCTCAGATCCCTTGATCTTTGGCCACCCCGAGAATATCAATTTATTAAAAGATCGGACAGTTCTATCGTCCAATCAGTTTTTATGGTGGGACTTTACAGAGTACGACGCTAGTAAATTTGTAAGCCCAGAAGAAGTAATTAAACATCTTAAGGAATAAACATGGCACAGTCGGGCTATACGCCAATAAGCCTTTACCACAGCAGTACATCCGGAGCCCAGCCTACTGCTGGTAACCTGATTGCTGGTGAGTTAGCAATTAACATTGCTGACGGTAGCTTGTTTTATAAAGACGTATCCAACGCCGTTCAGCAATTAGCTGGACTATCGGGCTACTCAGGATTCTCTGGCTATTCAGGTATTTCTGGTTATAGCGGTTCGGGTATCTCTGGTTACTCAGGTTACTCTGGCTTTTCTGGATACTCAGGCTACTCTGGTTTGCCTGGCGTAGTCCTCAGCAACGACAACACATGGACCGGTACTCAGTCTTTTGTTGGTACTTCTGCTAAGTTAGCAGAAATCTTAACCAATGCTGCTGAAGTGGCAACCGTCACCTCTACCCCAGCGTCTGGTACAGTAAACTATTATACCTCCTCTCAGTGCGTACTTTACTCGATTGCAAATGCAACAGGTGCATTTACTTTAAATATTACTCACTCAGTCGGCACACCGTTAAGTACTGTACTGACTACTGGTGAAGCAATAACCCTGGTTTATCTAGTAACTCAAGGCCCTAGTGGCGGTAGTTACTATGCTTCTTCCATTCAAGTGGACGGCACAACTGTTGGTGTAGTAACCAAATGGATTGGTGGCGCCCCAACAAGTGGCAATGCTAGTGGTATTGATTCTTATACATTCTCTGTTATTAGAACAGGATCAGCTACTTACACCGTTTTAGCTTCTATTAATCAATTTAAATGATGGATTTAGATATGAGTGAGCAGTTTCCAGATCCATACAAATATGGCAAACTAGTAGCAACTGTTGAGTCACTATCTGACAAAGTTGACAAACTTGAACGTGGTATGGAAGAGCTCCTCGAGCTTGCCAATAAATCCCGTGGTGGCTTTTTTGCTGGCATGATGATTGTCTCCGCCGTTTCCGCCTTTATAGGTTACATCACGCACTATTGGGCAAAGTAATGGTAACGGCTAAATAATTATGTTCGGAATAGACGACATTGTTGGCGTTGGGATGAAGCTGATTGACAAGCTCATTCCAGACCCAGCCCAAAAAGCACAAGCCCAGTTAGAGCTTGCCAAGCTGGCACAAGAAGGCAAATTAGCTGAGCTACAAGCAGATAACGTAGAGGCTCAAGAGCTTACTAAACGGCAAGAATCCGATATGGCATCTGATTCTTGGCTATCAAAAAACATCCGCCCAATGACCCTTATTGCCATACTCTCTGGTTACTTTATCTTTGCTGGTTTATCTGCCGCCAAGATTGAGGTAAACTCTGAGTATGTCCAACTGCTGGGTCAGTGGGGTATGCTAATTATGTCCTTTTACTTCGGCGGCAGAACGCTTGAGAAAATCATGGACATGAAAGCTAAAAAAGAATAAACCCCAATTTGTGTAATATATTACACAAAAAAGGAGTAAAAATGAAAAAGCTATTAGCAGTAATGTTGTGGGTTCTGGGCGTAGTCGCAGTAATTCACTTCACAAACCGTTACACCCATATTGAAGAAGATATCATGGCAATAGCAAAATCCACACTTTCCTTCATCACCAAAGAAGAAGGTTCTCGCAACAAGGCATACAAGGACTCCAAGGGGCTTTGGACGATTGGCGTAGGACACCTTATTAAACCCGATGAACAGCACTTACTTACAGCCACTCTGACAGACGAACAAGTAGAAGAGCTTCTTAGAAGCGATTTAAAGTGGTGTAGTGAGGCCGTAGAGAGCTCGGTGAAGGTACCCCTTCAACAGAACCAATTCGACGCCTTGTACAGCCTATGCTTCAATATTGGAGGCACTGCATTTGCCAAGTCTACTGTGGTTCGTAAAATCAATGAAAACGACCTTCAGGGGGCTGCGGATGCCATCCTCATGTGGAATAAACCAGAGGTACTCATAAACCGCAGAAAACGTGAAAGAGCGTTGTTTTTAGGGGCGTAAACACCCCCAATTTTGCATAAGTAGATATAGATAATTGAAAGGATATACCATGGACGGATTTAAGTGTCTCCCAAAAATGAAGGCTGGTGGTTCTGTAGATAGCGATGACATGAAACAGGACAAAAAAGTTATTAAAAAAGCTTTTGCTATGCACGACAAACAGTCGCATGAGGGCAAAAAGACCGACCTTTCAAAACTTTGTGGTGGCGGTCGTGCCATGAAAAAAGGCGGGAAGGCCTGCTAATGCCTTACGAATCTAAAGCCCAAAAGGGTGCAATGTACGCTGCAGCCGCCGGCAAATCAACTCTTGGCATCCCTAAAAAAGTTGGAAAAGAGTTTGTTAAAGCTGGTCCAGCGACATCTAAACTTCCCAATAAAGTAATGAAACGCACAGCTGGCAGAGGACGTTAATGGCGTATTCTAATACCACTGGTCAGACAACAGTCAATGTTGACCAGTTAATCTCGTACGCATTTCGTGATGCTGGTAAAACAGCAGAAGAAATCACGCCAGAGTATGTTGACGCAGCAAAACAAGCACTTTTCTATAACCTACAGAATCTGTCAAACCTTGGCGTTAATCTGTGGCTTTTGGAAAATCAATTGTATGGCGCTGTAACAGCCCAGCAACAATTAGTTCTACCTAAGACTGTCATTGATGTGCGTGAGGCAAACTGGGTATACACCATTATTTCCCAAGCGTCAGAGTATTTCCCATTAGATAACATGACCGCTCCAGCGGCGTTTGAGCAAAACCTCAACCTAGTAGCAACCTCTACAATAGAAAAGAACTACTTAGGTTTGTCCTACCAGTTAGCACAACCAGTGTTCTATGTTGGCTGGAATGGCTATGCCTTGCCAAATCAAACTACCACATACAACTTAGCATATGAAGTTAGTAATGACGGCATTGTTTGGACAACTGTTCAAGTATTCCCAGAAACAACATTGGCAGATCGTGAGTGGGTTTATTTTAATATTGCCACTACACCAAACCATTTGTACTACCGTTTGCGCAACACTGACGCAGCGCACACATTCTCTGTTCGCCAGATTGTATTCTCAACTAGCCAACAAGTTATCCCACTAGCTCGCTTAAACCGTGACGACTACTGGAATCTCCCAAACAAACAATTCCCATCCGTTCGCTCGCTCCAATATTGGTTTGACCGTACCATTGAGCCGTCTTTATATTTGTGGCCTGTGCCAAACAACGACTTCCAAATGTTCCAGTTGATTGTTGAAAAACAAATGCAAGATGTTGTCAAGTTAACTGATCAGATCTATGTACCAGATCGCTGGCTTAATTCAGTTCAAAAATCACTGTCACACACATTGTCATTACAGTTACCTGGCGTGGATATGCCGCGTATTCAGTATTTAGAAACCCAAGCCAATAAAGCATTCCAGCAAGCTAGTGATGAAGATCGTGATAAGTCGCCAATTTACTTCCAACCTAACATCAGCTACTACACACGATGACCAACGCATATGTAATGACCTATGACAATCTTGTAGCTGATATCATCAACTACATGGAGCGTAACGACGCTCAGTTTATCGCACAGATTCCAAGTCTAATTGGGTTAGCTGAATCAGCTATTGCTGCTGAACTTAAGACATACTTACAACTCACCGTTGTGGAAACATCTTTAGCGCAAAACCAAGTGGTATTGGCAAAACCCGCTCGTTGGAGAAAAACAGTCTCTATGAAAGCGAATGGCCGTCCGTTGCTGTTGCGTTCCCAAGACTACATAGCTCAGTACCAGTCTGAATCAGATCCTGGAAAGGTACAGTATTACGGCGAGTACGACTACAACAACTGGGCATTTGCGCCAGCACCAGCTGCAGCCTCCCCAATTGAAATTATTTACTACAGTGAAATTCAACCGCTGGACACACAAAATCAGCAAAACTTGTTCACTAGAGAAGCACCACAAGCTATGTTGTTTGGCACTTTGTTGCAAGCACAAGGTTACTTAAAAGCCTTGGATAAATTACCAGTGTGGAAAGGCTATTACACTGATTGTTTAGCTGCACTCAAAAAAGAAGACAACTCTCGTCGCATCGACAGGAACACATCGGTTCAGGAACCATAAAATATGTCAACATTTACATCACCGTTTACTGGCGACGTTGTTCAACCAACGGACGTATCATACTATGCCCTATCATTTAGCACCGACACTCAGCTGGTCTGGCCTGCTGTCGTTAATGGCTCCCAGCCTCCTGCCGCTCGTATCATTGATTGCGTTGCTAGTGCTGGCAGTCTTGTTATCTTATTGCCTGATGCGACTCAAGGTTCGGTTGGCACAGACATCTTTATCCGCAATCTGGGCGCGTTTCCGTTTGTTATTACAGACGCCGCAGGTGGTGGATCTGTATCGATTCTTCCTGGTATTTCTCAGTATTTCTATCTTGTTAACAATACTTCTTTAGGTGGTGTTTGGAACAACCTAGTATTTGGTGCTGGCACATCTGCTGCAGATGCAGCAATGCTACAAGGCAATGGCCTTACTACAGTTTCTGGCAGATTGGCAACTACTCAAAATGTAGTTAATATAACAGCAACACCGACACTAAATGACAATTCCCGAGCAAATGATTACAACTGGGGAACAGGCAACGGTAACTTAGATTTACCAGCTGCCAGTGGATTATCTTCTGGCTGGTACATCGGATTTAGAAATAATGGTACTGGTGCACTGTCAATTAACCCAACCGCGCCGTCAACTATTAACGGTCAAGCCACCATTACCGCCAACCCAGGCGATTCTGGTTATATTGTTTATGACATTAGCACTGGTAACTTTATTACAGTTGGCTTAACAGCGCCGTCCAACGTTACCTTTACTGCGGCAACTTATGATGTGGACTCCATCCCCGGAGACAATTTAAGTCTAGTATCATACGCACCAATTATTCAAACATACATTGCCCAATCTGGTTCACGTACAACTACACTAACAGTGACTTTACCAGCGATTACTCAGATTTATGTGTTGGTAAACGATACCAATCAATCCGGATACAATATTAACTTTGTTGTTGCTGGTACATCACAACCTCCACTGGTACTAGCCGCTGGCGCTGTTGTAGTAATATTAAGTGACGGCACCAACATCTATGTTTTAACCAGTAGTACAACTGGTATATTTTACGCCGCTAACGGTACTGCAGAGTTGCCATCGTTCTCATTTAATAATGATACCCATACTGGTATGTACTTAGAAGGTACTAGTGTACTTGGTTTTTCAGCTAATGCTACTGAGATAATGAATATCGATGGCACAAATTTATCGCAAAAAACGGTAAATGTTTTTGGACAATTAAAAGCACAATTGATTAGTGGTGGAACGTTTACATAATGGCGGCTGATAATCAGCAACAGGACACAAGTCAGTTTACACAGATTTACAGCCTAGCAATACCGGCTGGGATTAAGCGCGACGGTACTGTATTTCAAAACGACCAATACACTGATGGTGTATGGTGCCGTTTTCAACGTGGTGACCCCAAAAAGATGGGTGGGTACCGCACATTATTTACTTCGTTCAACGGTATTTACCGTGGAATGATTTCCATCCCGTATAACGGCGTTAACTACATTTTTGCAGGTAACGCATTTAGTTTAGACGTGTTTACCACTGGTACTACATACGGTGTCGGTAGCGGGCCATTTTCAGTAGTTATGTCCCCTGGTTCTGTATTTGCAAATGTAACATCCAATACAGTATCCCAAGTAATCATACCTGGTGATGGCACTAAAACCTTTAAAATTGGTACTGAGTTTATTATCGAACAGACGGGTACTCCCGTCGTTTACACTATTACTGGTTCTACTTATGCTGCGGGACCACCCGCACAAACAACCATTGACTTCACACCAGATGCCCCTTCAGGTGCTATTAATGCTATTTGGTTAAATGATTCTATATTCCAACCAGATCCACTGGGTGGGCCATATAGGAATACTTGGCAGTTTGATGCCCAGTTTAGCCCTCAAGGCGGTAGTTTAGCTTGTTTTGCTCATCCTGGTTTGAACTTAGTCAATATTGACAACGGTGTACCCACTCAAGTATTAGCGGGTAATGTATTACCAGATAATGACAATAGTTATTATTTTACTGGATTATGTGACAGCCAAGGTCAAAATCCAACTTATACCCCTATTAGCGTTGATGGTGGTGTTTGTGTTTTGTATCCGTTTATTTTTGTTTATGGATCTCATGGTTTTATTGCCAATAATAACGTAGACACTAACTATGTTGATCAAAACTTTTACGATTGGAATGGTCCGCTTGCTAACCAAGTAAACGTAGCGTCTTCCAAGATTGTTAAAGGTATGCCAATGCGTGGTGGTACTAATTCACCATCTGGCTTATTCTGGGCTACAGATTCATTAATTCGTGTTTCATTTAATTCGCAAGCCACCCAGTTTTATTGGACTTACGATATTGTTTCTAGCCAAATCTCGATCATGTCCTCCAACGCGGTTGTAGAGATGGATGGTATATTCTTTTGGATGGGTGTTGACCGATTCTATTTATACAATGGATCGGTACAAGTACTGCCAAACGATAAGAATGTAAACTGGTTGTTTAATAATATCAACTATAGTCAACGACAAAAAGTTTGGGCAACAAAGATTCCAAGGTATAACGAGATTTGGTTCTTTTATCCTCGTGGCACCGCAACAGAGTGTACCGACGCTATTATTTATAATGTCAAA